CAACTTTTTTATCGATTTTTTCCCATTTTTTCCACTTGTAATAAGGATCTTCTTCATTTTTGGTACCCAAGACGACCAATTCTGACTCCTGATTCTTAAAATCAACACTCAGATGCTCTCCTGTAAAAATTTCACACCAAAATTCTGCCGGATGAATGTGATCTGTGTAGTGTTCAATCCATTCCTTACGAGAAAAACGCCCCATTCCGAGTAAATTGAACGATGGGCGCACAATATAAAAATCGGGCTTTGGAACAGTGGTGCCAACAGGACCACATGTATACTCCAAAACCCGACTTAAGAATAATTTATTGTAAATCCAGAGGTCTGATGAATGAATATTGCTCCATTCATCATTTCCATCTAAGAGATACATTACCTTCCTTGTCCCCTATACTTCTTACGAGCTTTATTACGAGACGTAGCAGAATACTTCGTATTTGCCCCATCACCTTGACGAGTGTTTTTGGGTTGAGACTCAATAATTTGCTTGGAATTTGCCGATTTTTTAATTGCCATCAATTTTCTCCTATAATTTCAGTTTCAATATCATTTGGATTTGGAGAACCTGTCTGATAAAACTGATCTGACAAGTCCTCCATAGTGTTGAAGTACTCTTCTTCTGTAAGATTAGAATAAATTTTACGACCCTTACAGAGGATATTGTAAAATTCGTTAGACATCAAATCACTCTTGTCTTTTCGTGACCGACTCTGATGCGAGGATCACACCAGATTTCAAAACCTGCTTCTTTTGCATCCAAACAGAACGATACATCTTCTCCACACATATCCTGAACCTCACCGGATTCAAAGACCTGCATCTTTGGAGCAAACCAGGGGTACTTCATTTCTGGATGCTCAAATACTCCATTCTTAATGAGTAACCATCCAAAACCTGCATAGTCAACCGTAAATGGCTTACGACGCTTCGAAATACTTTCTACCGTTTCATGATTCATGACTCCACCATTGTTACGGAAGTCATCCTCTTCCATCCAGTGAGCAACCGATGTGGTATATCCATCTTCCGTTGCATACCATCCAGAGGCAATGTCCTTATCCATTAGAATAAGTTGCCAGAACTTTTCGGTGTTAAAGACAATATCGGAGTCAATCCAAAGTTGCCAATCGTACTTAAGTTTTCCATCCCAGGGCAGTTGATCCGGACCTCTGAGAACATTTGCTCCAAGGCACTTGCATCTTGCAAAGTTTACCATGGAAGAATAATCTTGAGAAATTTGAATACTTGCACCAGACTGTACTAGATCAAAGCAAAGTTGGACGAAGTTTTTTAGATAAGTATAGGACACACCTCTTCCAGGAAGACAAAAGACAACAGACTTGCCTTTTACCATTTCTCTTGCAAGATTATAATCCCAGTCAGGTTCTTTATTTGATGCCACAGGGGCATTTGCTTTTACGGTAAATCCTTTAGCCATAATTGAAAGTAGTTACTTCAGTATCATACAATATTATGTAGCAATTGTCAATTAGGATTCTTTTTCCGAGAGAATGACTTCCTCACCATCTAGCAGAAATTTAATCTCCGTATCTTCGTACCAGGAAAGTTCATTAATAATTTGCTCAGGAATAATTACGAAATACTTTCCAGTAATTGGATCGACCTGTACGGGCTCAAAAATTTCTCCGGAATTTTTTTTCATGCGATGTATTTTAAACGACCTTTTTCAAAATTATATAGTATAAAAAATTTTTTTATACCGATGAATATATACAAGTCGATCTGGGTCGTTTATAGCTTAGGGTAGTTAGACGTTTTTATACGGGGGCGCCCCCGGTCAACGGACGCGGAGGGGCACTGCCGCCACACGAACGACCAGACTGCCCCCACACGAACGCAGGGGCAGGGGGCACCGGGTCACTGCCAACCCTTCCACCCGCTGGTAGGGCACGGGGCGACATCACCGGCAAGGGTCTCAGAGTACTGGGCGGCGATGGCGGTAGCGGGCACACCCCAGTGAATGTACGCGGAGGGGCGGGATCCGTTCTTCAACTGATCGGCACGGGAGATCCATTTGATCTGACGGGTCACGATGTCGGAGCACTGAGCGAGGGGGAAACGCATGAGAGGGGGGCGTGAACTGAACGAATGATAGCACGAATCGGGGGCAACCCGAACCCCTAGGGGTTGGGCTCCACCACGTAGCGGGCGGACTTGCTGATCGCTTCCCACTCTGCCTTGCGACGCTCAGCGGATTCACGGGTATCGTAGACTCCCACAACCCAGGTGTCGGAGGTGGCGTTGTAGGCGCGGAGGCGGAACTGCAGGATCATCGGAGGGGGGTTCGGAACTGAGAGAATTCTACAGGGTCGGGGGGCAGGGGTCAATACCCCAGCCAGACCAGGAACTCCCCGGCATCCACGGGTCCGAACTTGGCGGTAACCCCATAGTCGGTGCGGAAGTCATCCCACATCCCATGATCCTTCGCTGCCTGGCAGGCGGCAGACCAGCGGATGCAACCGTTGGCGTCGGCGCAGTTCCAAACGATGGCGGGGAAGGTGGTGCAGTGCATGGGGGTTGTCTGAACTGAGAGAATCATACCATGGATCAGGCGGGGTTCAGGTTGCCGTTCCGATTGTGGCGCCCGGCACGTTGAGCACGGGCAGCAGGTTGCCAGCGGGTAGCGGCGCCTCCGATACGGTTTGCCAGTGCCTCACCCTTACGGGGACCACGGCGGGGGAGGCGGGTCACTTTCACCAGACCCTGAACCTCAGCGATCAGCAGGTCGGCGGCGGAAGCGGAAGCGAGAGCGGAGATGTCCATTTGGGGGGGGGTGTGAACTGAGAGAATTGTAGCAGGTCGGCGGGGGGGGGTCAGTCCATCCCCAGTGCCTCCTTCAGGTCGTTGTATGCTGCCATCCAGTACTCTGCATCATCACGGTTGCCCTTCGTGCTCTCATCACAGGCGATGCAGAGCAGGGCGGTCCGGATGGTGCCCCACTTGCCTTCGGGCAGGGTCACGGTGGTCAGGGTCTGAGGGTTGTAGGTCATCGGTCGGTGGTGGTGAACTGAGAGAATTGTAGCACGGATCAGGCGGCGGATCGTGCGGCAAGCATGAGAGCGTGGAACTTGTGGAACTCATGGGTCATGCCCGGTGAGAGGGTCGGGCGCCCCTTGCTGCCATGGGCGGGGAGGTGGAAGGTCTGAGGCAGTGCCGGGTGGGTCACTTTATCATGACTGCCACCTGGTTTGATTGTGCCGCCCGCTTTCAGAATCAGGCGGCGGGCGTCGCGGATCTTGACGGGTGATGGCATCGGGTGGGTTGCGGTTGATCGTATTGTAGCAGGTCGGGGCGGGGTCAGCGCCACTCCAGGAAAGTGGAGGGGTTGCCGTAGTCTCCGATCACGACCCCGTTGCAGCGGACCTCAGCGTACCCGTATTCTTCGGACAGAGAGTAGCAGAGGTCCCAGGCGCGGTCCTGATCAGTGGTAGTGTTCTCCCAGGGGGCGGAGGGGCAGATCACATCGTAGCGGGTCATGAGCGGTTGTTTGAACTGAGGTCAGTATAGAGGCAAAAGGGAGGGGTCCGCCCCCTCCGTTGTGCCACTGCGCCGACCGGCACAGGGGTTAGGTATTAGAACTGAATTTCAATCAGAGTAGGAGCAGCAGCGGAATCAGCACTGCTACCACCAGAAACCCCGTCAGCAATTGTATCAAGAATTTGCAGAATTTGGTCACCAGTGGAACCCTGACGCAGGAGCGAGAGAATGACATCGCGGGACATAATTAATTTGGAAAGTGTAAGGAACGGTGAGCAGTTTAGAGTCATGCTCAGGACAGTGAATCAGGCAGCAATCGGTTCAGGAATCAGGCGCAGGATATCATCTTCCCAACGGTAGAAAGTGAGAATTTCATCGTACAGATTGTCGGCAACTTTAGGTTGATCTGCCTTCAGGATTGCATTCCGGCACTGTTCGGCAACTTCATCCAGAGTGTAGAGTGCTTGGCAGTTGTAGCGCATTTGGAGTTCGGGGTTGTTTGAACTGAGAGAATTGTAGAGCAGTTTAGGGTCGTGCTCAGGACCCGTGTGCCAGTTTAGAGATCGGCCAGCATTTCGTTCATCTCATCGGCATCGATTGCCACGCTGTCCCATGCAACGCCATCCTTAGTCTGCCCAAGCATACGCCCGATCTGACCTTCAATCATACAGCGCACAAACTTGTCCCAAGGGGTCTCATTCTCACCACAAAACTCTACACATGCCACAGCAGTATTGTAGAGGAAATCATCATTCTGAATCCACAGGGCAGCATTCCAGGTTTCGTAGGTTGCCCAACCGTTGTAGGTGCTGAGGGTGAGGTCCTTCATGGCGTTTGTTTGAACTGAGTTAATTGTAGGGTATGGGGTGGGGGTTCGGAACCCCCCGTGTGCCAGTTTGCCGATTGGTCAGGGCAGCAGTGCCAGACGCTCAGCACGGCGGGCTTTCTCCAGAATCTCAGAAAGTGCGGGGGTTTGTTCAATCAAACGAAACTCACACTTAGAGTAATCGTAACCCTGTTCTTCGGTCAGTTCCTTAGCGTATGCCACGGCAGCAGAGTGATAATCGAACAGGCGCAGGGAGTTGAAATCTTCGCCTTCATAATCCCATCCGCCGATGACAGCGTAGGCGCGGGGCGTGTCGGTCATTTGATTTCCGTTTCGTTTGGTATGCCTTAGTATTGCAGCAAATGGGGGGAACCGCAAGCGGGGGTGTGCCACCTATTCAACTGTCACACGCCCTCCAGCAGGTCGGGATTGTATTCGGTAATCTCTGCAATCAGTTCCTCTTCAGTATAGCTATTGAGATTATCTACCAGTGTATCAAATACAAACTGCTCCATCGTTTTCATGTCCATTCCATCCATAATCTGTTCGGCGTAACTCTCAATCAGAGTGCTACGATTGTCAGTCCAGGATTTAATGTTGTTGTTCATACAATCACCTTCAGTTCGCGGAGTTCGTTGTCGATGCAGTCAAAGATTTCAGTGTAGAGGTAATCGTATTCATCCAGATTGTTAAGAACTTTCTCTGCAATCTCACGGGGTTGTGTTACCTGATCGCAATTATCATCCATCACGAATACATCTTCGCCCGTGAAGATAAATGCAGCAACAGGTGCGTCTTCACCTTGTTGTTGAATCAAACGATCAACAGATTCTTTAAGTTGTTGTAGAGTTCGTGCCATCAGTGGTGCAGAGTGATAAGGGCAGAGGCAAACTTGTCCTCATCCAGAGTCTCCAACTCATCTTCGGTCAGAGACAGCAGCAGAGAAACAATTTCAGCAAACGACATGGTGGGTTCTTTGAGTTCGGGGTAGAGAGTTTCAGTAATCATAATCACCTTTCAGGTATTCATCAAGGTTGAAATCTTTGCTGTCCTGCATCTCAGGAATGTCGAAGATTTCACCCGGAGCATCTTGAATCTCAGACCAGAGTTCGTCAAACATGGTGGGTTTCCCTCTCAACAAAGATAGTATGGCACGGGTTGGGGGGCATCTCAACCCCCCGTGTGCCACCTTGTCAACCGGCACACTGGAACCGACCGTGGTTGAAGTTAGCATAGCTGAAGACCTCACGATTCACCAGTTTGAACATACCAAACTCATTGGTCATCACGTAACCCTCAGCATCAATACGGTTTCCGTTGATGTATGCTGCAGGACCATCATTGCGGCAGAGATGCAGACAATCATCTTTGATAGACTTAACCAGTGCCCACAGTCCAATCAGGTTAGGGTCACAATCAAAGTCGGTGGCAACGATGTCATCACCGGCACGAATGCAGGCGTTCAGTTGCTGTTTGATCTTTGCCGCTTCCTTTACAGAAACAAACTCTACAGCAAGTGCCATCACACGGGCAAACTTACAGATTTCCTCAACATCAGCGAACGATTCTTGACCGTGCAGAATGTATGCTTCAGGTTGCACAAACTTGACGTGTTCGGTATCATTCCAAATGCTACGGTCAGGCATTGCCACAGCATCACGAAGGTCGCTCTCGGCATAATAGCAAGTGTGAGGAGCGATGATAATGTTCTGGGTTACAATGTCACCGAACTTATAGGTAATGGTGTTCGGAGTGTACTCATTCAATCCACCGAAACCAATGAAATCACCCTGATAGATTGTCTTCACACGGGGCAGATGATCGAAGCAGCAGTGCAGAATCTGCGCTACATTACCCTCATGGTTTGCATCAATGTCCTCATGCGATTCATTGATCTTAATTTTAACTTTGTTGAAGACACTTTTGGTGCCAACGAAGAAGTTTCCGGTGGCAGGATTGGTACCCCAAACAATAGCAGGCGCACCATCAATCTTGACACTGAGAGTGCCAGAATTCACGAACCAATCCAGAACGGAAAGGTCTCCCGTCAGGATGGTGTCTTCGGGGTGTTCGAGGTGGGTGTTTTTCATACTGCTATTGTAAGGGGTCTGCAGGGGGTCTGGGGGGAACCGTGTGCAGTTCCCCAAGTGTCACAGTGTCAGTTGAGACGCATACCACTGAAGAAAGGAATTGCACCTCCATTCGGTACACTCACAAACCAATTAAAGTTCTTTTGAAATACACGCTCACCATCAATCCCGTGCCCACACAGAATAGCATTCAGGCGAGATTTGGTCGTTTTGGTTTGATGATTGCCATCGAACAATTGAATCCAGCACGAACCAATCTTGGCAATCAGGTTACCGTGCAGAAAGACTTCGGCAACCTGAGCAGCACCATCCCAGCAGACTTGCGTATTATCAGAGCACCAATTCTTGCCAGCGGCAATAGCATCGTTCATTTGGCGTTCGATCTTACGCATCGGAGAAACCTCATCAACAAACGTAGTATGGCACGGCAGGGGCACCAGCGCAACCGGTAGGGTGCCAGTTCACGAAGTGGCACAGGACCCCTTCCGCTGCCGCCTGGCTGCCCTATAATAGGTTCACAAGGGAGAGAGGGGCGGGGTAGCCCTGATGACGCAAACGGTCGCCACCGGGGCAGCTTTGAAATAGTAGGTAAGATATAAAAAAAAGGAAAGGGCACCACCCCTTTCCTTATAACCTCTACCACCCATTCGATTGGTATAATTAGCACCACAGGAGTAACTTTCAATGAAGAGAGAGGCAAACTCATTCCTCTCTGTATTATATCACACCTCAGAAGTTACTGTCAAACACGTAACCATCCACGAAATCAAAATCATAATAGAGACTCTGCTCCCAAGTTGCCTCCCAATCAACGACAAGGAAGGAAGGAACATCACCGTAGACATCGTTATAATATTCTTCGGCAAAGTCAGCACCCGAATCATAATGCCCACGGTAGGCGTCACGTACACTTTCAACGCAAGCGATGCCGTGATAACCTACGAATGCATCCACTACATCATAACCCAGGTCCTCACCTTGAGTCACGTACTCTTCATAGAATGCAACGAAATCTTCCTCGTTGTTGTTGTCGATGAACTCCAGGATATCATCGATGTAATAGTTGTCTTCCAGCAATTCATCGATCTTCTCAACAGTTTGAGCAGCGAAGATTTCTTTGTAGTTGGCGGTCAAGGTAACGCTCATCGGTGGTTTTCTCAGGAACGAATGTAATATAACAGGGTTGGGGGTCTCTTGCAACCCCCTGTGTGCCAGTTCCTCAACCGGCACAAGTCAGCAGTTCAGGAGCACATTCCTTCACTTCCCCCAGGAAATGTTCATCACTAAAATCTGCAAGATTTGCATCCATCAGAACGAATACCAATTCCTCTAGATCTTTACGATCCAGATTATCAATCGTGTGATTGATGTAAGCATCTTGGAGTTCTTCGCGGTTAAAAGTCATGAGTGTCTCAGGAACGAATGTAATTTAACAGGATCTGGGGCGGTTGTCTAGGGGGTATGTGCCAGTTTCAGAATTGGCACATTACACAAACTCGGCAATGTAATAATCTAGAGGCAGCTCCAATTCTGCCGCCTTACGTTCCCATTCTGCCCATTCTTCAGGTTCGGCATCATTAATAAAATCTTCGAAAGTGTAATCAAAAGCAGGTCCACACATAATCAAACAATCTCCGCAGTAACAGGGTTTTGAGCATCAGCAAGCAGAAGTTTATGAATACGATCTGCTTCCTCTAAAACATCATCATCCAAACGATCCCACTCCACCCAATCATAAGCAGAATAGGTCGTTTCGTATGAACCATCGGACAGAAGCGGAGCATACATCAGGACCCGGTTATTGTCAGGGTCCAGAGTGTACGTGCAACCGTTGATTTGAGAGATGGCAAAAACCATTGAATTCCTCAGCAACAAATGTAATGTAACAGGGGGCGGCGCATTCTGCAACCGCCCTTGTGCCAGTTCCTAGACTGTCACAGTATCACCAATCACAGAAACTTCCACGCTTTTAAGATTCAAACCAACCAATTGATTGTTAACACGTTGGCAAATAACTTCGGTAGGATTCTTCAACTTAGAGCGTTCATACCAGATAGTACAACAACCGTCGTTCGTTGTAACCTTAACACGAATGTCCTTCATTGAGTGTTTTTGTTTGGTATGTAATTAAGATATCAGGTCTCAGCGGCGTTTGGTAGTTTTCTGTGCCACTTTCACAACCGGCACATCGGTATTCAATTGTGCCTGCAGTTTCTCCACAATATTGTCAACGAACTGCAGAACGGTTTGAATCACCTTACGAGTCCTTTCTGCCCCGTTGTTCTCATTGAACGAACGCACAGCAAATTGTACAATTCCCACAACAATTGCGGCGATGGTAGCAACATTTAAAACCAGAGTTTGATAGAATTTAGCGGCAAAGAGTTTCATAATATTTGGGGTGGGAGGAGAAAATGTAGAGAATTCCTCAACCACGAATGTAATCTAACACAAAAAACCCCCTGATCAAGGGGGTCTGTGCCAGTTCTTAAAGTGTCACATTACGTATAGGGTTCGAATTCTTTGATGCTACTATAGACATCTTCGTCACCTTCGAGTTCTAGTAACTCTTTCCAATCCATATTCTCTAGATCTAGATCATCATAACACATGATGTCTAGCGTAACACGTACTAGGCGTTTTTGTGCAATCATGATACGTAATGTGTGATGTGTGATGTGTCTAGATTATATCATGCATAATGTCGATATGCAAGCGCTTCGAGATCATATGCATCTCGTGCGTAGTCCTCGTCGAGATCTAGTGCATCTTGTGCATAATACTCGTCGAGATCTGCATAATCATTGGTGTATGTATAGTCGAGATCGTAGTCGTCGTACATAAGCTCGTCGAGATTGTATGAACGTTGTTAGTATAGCACAAAGCTCGACGAGATGCAAGTATGATGTCTCGTCGAGATTATGATAGTATATATGCATTCTCGACTAGATTTTATGTAGTATTGTGTATTTCTCGTCTAGGTTTGCTGATATTCTAGACTAGATTCTAAGGATTGTCAAGCCCTGAGGCGGTCTTATGTGGGTCTCGGCACATTTTCGCGGGGTGGGGGTTGACAAATTCGAAGTCTTATGGTACGCTCGCTTTACTCACAAGAACTCAGAGCATTTATCAATAATATCTCACAATAACTTAGAAGAATCAATATTTATAAGTATTCCACAGATTTATACACTTCTCCACACCTTTTTCCACAGAATGTTATAGAACACTAACATACATTCTTTTAAACATTACAGAACGTAAACTCAATATTAAACAAATAATCAATTCTCCTACACTATGCAATATATCAATTATACCATACTATATAATCAATAACAATACCATACAATACACATGTCAAGAGGCATCATTTACCTCATCATTAACAAACAAAACGGGCACAAGTTCATCGGAAACACCACACTTCCAATGAACAAAGAATGGGTGAATCACATTAATCACTCCAAGAGAATGTCCTCCGAACCAGTACACAAGGCATTCCGTCAGTATGGTGTACACAACTTCATGATAAAAGAATTAGATGAATGTGATACCTCAGAATTCAATGATAAAACAAACTACTGGATTGAACAATACAAACCAGAATACAATCCCATCATTACTTCTCCTACTCCTATCATTGAACAGGTAAAAGAGATTAAAACTCCTCCCCCTCAAAAGGTAAAAAGAACACAACAGGCACCTCCACATCTTCAACCATGGAATGAACATACCCGTGGAGATGGTAAACACTTTGGTCTTAAGATACGTGGTAAGAATCTTGAAACCGGTGTATGTACAGACTATGAATCAGCAAGAGTAGCGGCAGAACAGGTTACTGGCAATCCGAGAAACAATTCCAACATTCTACTTGCCGCCAGAACTGGTCGCAAGGCATATGGGCACAGATGGCAGATATTAGAAGATAAGAAGAAAAAGAAGGCGGTGTTTGGTGTAAGTAAAAGAACCGAACAAATTGAGGTTCGATGTGAAAGTATGTCAGCTGCTGTGCGTCAATTTGAGAGTACCGATAAGCAGGGTATTCTCAAGAGCTTACGCAATCCCGGACGTTACAGTTGGAAGGGTTATTATTGGTTTTATGCCTAGAGTCTCGGTCCCAGTCTCGGATTAAAATACTGGCAGAACTTCGACTTCCTTACAACCCTGTGATTCAATTACAGTCTTCCAGAAGAATGCACTCTCCACATCTAAAAAGACAACTGACTGTTTACTGTACTTTCCTTTCTTCTTTGGTTTCTGATAGGTTACACTGTATTTCATAATTTGGAAAATGATGAGTACGAAGAGCATTATACACAATGAATCCATTTGTGATTAAAATGGACAGAAACATAATCAGTCGAACAAGTGCAACCTGGTCCGCTTCTTTATCGGTCTTACCTGCCTTTTCACCTAATGACTTTGCAATGATTCTCCACAGATTATTTTTCGGTTTCTTCATAATCATTCACGATTTGAATATCTTTCCATTGATCCGGATACACCAACATACAAACATCCCGGACCTTGTGCTCATAGGTTGCAACACAAATGGTAACGTACTGATTTGAAATGAATCTAATCACTCCGGTCTGTTCCTTGTACTTGACCAATAAACCCTCCGTAAATGTCATCATACAAAACACATCTCCAGTGACGTTTTCTTCAGTGGCATTGCCGAATAAGGAGTTGTATTATCTATATGAACCTGATTGCCAATACTTTTGGAATTGACAGGGGCATAGTATTCTTTTTTCTTTAGAGAATAGAATCCCCATATCGTTTTTGTCGGAGCACCCAGATTGTAATCAAACTTACGAGTACAACACAACCAAATACGAATCACTCTTGTATTGAATTGTTCGTACTCATAAAAGTATTCTTTTGTGGGCGGTTTGTGTGGAAACTCGGCAATCATCAGGTTGTAAATGCCTCCAGAATGCCGGACTCGTATTCATCAACAAGTGCAAATTTCTGGGCGTTCACCACACGTTCCATAATACGATCCGTATAGCGTTCATCAAACTGTTCCTCATTTGCAAGAATCTCAAATGCCTCGGTATCACTTCCGGCAATCAGATTGACAATGCCACCGTATTCGGAAGAAGGAAACGGAACCCAGTAATCGACAATGTAAAGACTTTTCATTTCTTAAATTAAATTACTCCTTGATTTTAGCAGAATGTTGGTGACAAGTCAACTGGCGTTTGAGTTCAATCTGAATTGAAATTAAATGAGAATACAAATACTTTTGATACTCATTTCCGTGCAACAGAGATGTCAGATTATCCACCTGATCCAGTGCAAGTAAAATCTTAATTTGATCGGTCATACAAACTCCTGCAGATAATAATCAACACTGACATTCAGTTCGGATGCCTTTTTCTCAATTTCATTCTGAACAATTTCTTTGGCATTGTTTTCATATTTCAGATATGCCTGTCTACCCTCATGATAGTATTCCTCCACATCGGAATGCTTCATGAAGTCCTTGAATGCCTTGATAAACTCAAGAATGTCCTTATCGTTCATTTGGCGTAACGGCAATCGGGGTGAGGTGAAGGAAGTGCGGCACATGCCTGATCATATGCTTTAAAGAGTTGTTGATCACGTTTAATCAACACTCCGTTCCACATGAGAATGGCAATGAATGCAAGAAAGATGTAGGTAACTTCTTTGGATTTCATCAGCAGGCACCTGCCATAGGGTTGACATTCTTCACTTCGGTATTGAATCCGGTCACTTCCCAACCCATACCAATACGCTCTTCCATCTCACGCTCAAAGTCACGTTTGGTGATACACTTGTAAGACATGGTATCCACACCCTGAAACTTCAGCACCTTGAACACAAACTGAGTGCTGTCTTTGATGGGATAGTAATCAACGGTCATGGAAGGTTTGCCGTCGATCTTGGAAATGCAGGACAGTTGCACGGGGCGCTCCGTTGATTACCTTTGTATTATAGGTCAGAAGGACGGCACGACATCGTACCGTAGACCAGTTTGCGAAGTGTCCACCTGCTCCCAGAGGGCATGAAGTTTGTCATACAGTGCCGGAACACTTCCGTAGTCTTTTGCAAGATAAATTTCGTCAATACTCTCCAGATTCTGCAGTGCCGACAGGAGAATACCTAACTCATGTGCATTTAGATTTACACTAATTTCTGCTTTTTTCTTCATATACCTTTTAGAATAAGACGTTCGGACAAACACATTGTCAATTCGGCGGATACTTGCACATCCACATCACCAAGTTTAGCATGAATTGCATCAGGAATCAATTCGGTCATCAGTTCAAAGAACCGCTCATCATCCATAATATAATCGGCAACATCCTTAGAGAGTGCCTCGGACAGTTTGATGATTGTAGATTGAGAGAGTGCCATAATCAAACAGGAGTGACTTCAACAGAACGGATCAGATTAGTGCGGTCTTGTGCCAAATAATCATCGGCAATTTTACCACAGGAAGAACGTGAACGAATCAGTTTTTCCTCAAACAGATTCTCATCTTCATCAGGAACCCAATACTCAATCACCATGCGATAGTTGTTCATTTGCGAGGAAACTTCAGGTTGTACTTGGAAATCAGAAGATCACGGACAAGTTCACGATCAATACTATCACCACAGAACTCCTCATTCTTGATTTGAAGAATCTGAATGATGTCGTTGGTTGCCTGCTGAATCAGAGGCAGAGTTGCACCCATCGGATAGATGCCTTGAGGACCGTAGAAAGAAAGAACGTAATCGTAGAATTCAGTCATTTTGGAATACAGAATGCAGAGTAATTACCACCAACATAACCGCTAATCCATTTACCTCCATTGGAAATACAATTCACCTTATCCTGATGAATTCCGTTTGCAATCAGAATAAACAGACCAACAAACAGAAGAATCACAAGAACAGGTTTTACAATGTCTTCGTCAATCATTTCAGTTACCATCAGCAATGTCGTTGAGAATGCGGCGGGCAAACTTCATAAAGTCGTATGAAGTTACAGTTTCAGTTTTACCGTGATCGAAGCAATAACCATCAAGCAGTTCAGATTGATTGTAGGTGTTGACAATCAGCAGGCAGGCATCATACAGTGCCGCCTGGTGCTCTTCCTTGGATCGAAACTGAATGGCGTTGTAGGAGGGGAGAGTCACGGTCGGGGTTCCGTTGATTACCTTGTAATTATACTGCCCTCAGCAGGCGGTTCGGAAACCAGTGTGCCACCTCTTGAACTGGCACATCCTGCTTCTCCTGCAGGTACTCCAGATATAGCGTCTCTTCCTGTTCCCGTGCCTCTATTTCGTGTGGTTGATGCCAATACTCGTAATTTTCAACCGGTTCTTTAGAATAACACAATTTTCCGTAACGCATCCGCAGCGAACCTGCCACCCATTGGCGCAGGTGGGTCAGTTCGTGCAAAAGAGTTTGTATATACAACTCCTCATCCATATGAGTCTGAAGTTCAATCAAAAACTCACGGGGGCGTTGAGTTTCTCCAGATACATCACAATAACCATAGGCACCCTCACGCTTCATTCCACGATGCAGAATTTCTACATCAATCTTATGGCGTGGAAGAAACTTATTCAGAAACCAAAAGGTAACGTCCTCACAGAGGCGCTTAGAATAACCGTATCCAGAATGCGTGACGTAAGACATTGACCCCAGTGCAAAAACCAAATGAACGAAGAAATGAAGACAAATTTATCAGTTTTGGTCATTATCTGTTGAATGTAGACAGTAATTAAAGTACAATGCAAATGACGCCAATCCTAACCACCAGAGAAAAATTGTAATCATAATCAGCAGGCGAATGCAAGTCCTCCAAGTGATGCTCCGAGAGCAGTTGCCCAACCACGATTGTTGGAATTATTAGGAGTGCTAGTCATAGAGCGTCCAATTGCTCCTCCAAGTGTAGCACCTAACAGAGTCCGAACTGGATTGCAGTTAGGGTTTGTTGCCCTTCCAACATAACCATTTCCTCCACCATAATATCCATTATTATATTGATTAGGGTTCCAACTACCACCGGCAACTTGATTGCAAGGAACATTATAGGATTGAGTCTGAACTCCACCCGGATAATAGTTTCCGTACTGATCATAACCACCAGGAACATATACTTCCTGATATTGAGTACAGACTCCGTAGTTATTCACTTGCTGTGCCATCACGGGCATCGGAGCAAACAAAAGTGTAGAGAGAAGAAGAAGTTTTTTCATTGATCAGCGAGCATACAGATAAGAACCTGCCCAATCAGCATTCTCAAACAACCATTCACGCTGCTCAATGATGCGAAGGTCATAACGAACACCTTTGGCAGGAGATTTCCAACTGGCAGACTTATAAACTTCACCAGTCTTCTTATCTATAAAAGCGTGAACCGAACGAGAACCATTGGCATTCATAATGATCTTATGATACTTTCTACCAGTCTCAGGGTAGAATTCATAATCACAAGTACCTTGCTTCAGTTTAGCAATACATTCTTCGTGGTAATCTGCACTACCACTATAAAAAGTAATAGCAGGATTTTCTTCACACAACTCAATGTTACGCTCATGATGTCGAATAGAGTAATCAATGAAGTTCTGACGCAGTGCCTCACAAAGGGCGTAGGTGTGCCCCAGAACGGCAGTGGCGATGTCTTTCCGTGCCTCAGCAGCAGCGGCGTAGTCAGCAAAGGTGGTTGTCATTGGGTTTGTTGCGTATGAAGGTATTATAGGGCATCCAGAGGGGTCTGGAGTGCCCTGTGTGCCAGTTACTGAACTGTCCTAGGAGCAGGAAGTTTGGGTGCATTCATTTCTACAGTAGTTTTCTGTAGGTTAAGCATCATACCATCTAAAGCACCAGCAACCGGACTAAATCCAATGGTGGAAACAATAATTCCGAAAATAGTCCCGGAAATAAAGTTAATCATTTTCGAATTTCAACAGTGCTTTTCAAGAGTTCATCATACTTCTTTTTATTATGATAACTGAGAACAATATCGGCAACACAATAACCGAAGGCAAAACCTGCCATAATAGTAGTAACCATAATTAGTCTCCAGAATTAAACAGCAAGAGCAGCAGAAGGAATCTCAGCAATAGTGGGCATAGTGTTCTCTTCAAATTCATGACGATCCCAGCACACCCATTCACCGTTCAGAGTATAAAGATAGGCATACTCTTCACCTTCTGCAAGGTAATCATAACGATTGGCATCAAGGCGAGGAGGGCAATCCTCACCGCGCTGAGAATAATACATCGGACCGTACTTCTTCACGGTGCAATCATCATTCTCATCACGTTTTGCGTCCCAAACTTCATCGGTCCAGCAGCAAGACATATCACCACCATCAATCAGTTCGGCAGCAAGTTCTTTGCTATTGTAGTGAGTGTTCAGGATACGACCCAACCATTCGGGATAACCATCCCAGTGATGGTAGGAAGACAGAACAGAACCGTCAGAGAGTTCAAGACCAATGCGAGAGCGGGTTGCCATGAGGCGTTTCGTTGATTACCTTGTTATTATAGAGTATCCTGCTGGGCGTGGAAGGTGCCTTGTGCCACTTCCTCAACTGGCACCCACTGATACGGAAATTTGATAGGTTGATCGAAAAAATATTCAATTTCAGGATGTAAGGCATCACATCTAAGGAAATTACCTTTTTTCAAGATATTCTTACCAGAAGAATCCATAACATCTTCGGCATCACCAAAAATAGGATTAATTAAAACTAATTTATAGCAAATGTCACATACATTCAATCTATGACACATTTCATAAAAATTATCTTCCATATATTCAACACCATAGATGTTGCATAATGGTACACCCCTCTCAATCAGGGGTATAAGTAGATTTCCTGTGCCAGCACAAAAATCTATCCAGGTCTTATCTGGATCAAATGCTTCAGAAGGAACTTGATCTAGAATTTCATTGACAAGAGATAGAGGAGTGAAAACTTCTCCAGTTTCATCAATCCGAGATTGATCTCTATCAATCTCGGATCCTGTATTTTTATTATGCTCATTAATTTTAGACATTATACAAATTGTTGTTGACTATTAATAGACACAAACTCAGAGCGTTTAGAAGTATATGGATGATTACCAGATTCAATCATTTCAATTTCATTGATTGCCTCTTCGGAAAGATTAAGTGCTTGGTAAATTTCCCCATCAGTGCTAGTAGGATTCAATCCAAGTTTGTATGGATTAGGCACATACATAAACGTTCCTTTAGGAGTTCTGAAGTTACTCCACTTTGTTGACATTATAATTGCCCAACCAACTTTAGAACGAAGAAAGTTGATAATTGTTTGACCCTCTTCCTCAGACTCTACAATCATACTCAAACACCCACAACCACTTCCATGTTTACCATCATCGTAAATTGCATAAGGATAACCACCTTCAGGAATCATTACTTTCTTTTTACCGGCAATTTCTTCTTGAAGTCTGCTGCTATAATGTTTTATCACTTTATCATGATTAATGGTATTGATGATTAAGTAATCATGTCCTTCCTTGGGTTTTGTGGAAACCCAGTAGTTTTTGGCAATAGCATCGGCAGACCTATAACGAACGAAGTCCAAACCAGGAGTAAACTTTTTAAGATCTTTCCACATATGATATGCAAAGTTTGGAATACAATTCCAATCACTCAGATCAATCTCAATAAATTTACCTTCACCCTCAAAACGAATCTGAGTAGGTCCAACATAGGGTTCATTCTTAGTGATGTACCAATCATAACGAGTTCCTGCATTGAAAGTCTTAAGACCTTCGGTGGAACTGTGTATACTCAGAACTTGAATATTCTTAGAGAAGAGAATGTCATGAATCTCAGAATACCGACCAGCATTACCATTACGCCACCCAGAAGGATGGATATTTACAACATAACCACCTTCCTTAACACGGTTGAAGATCTCTTTGACGTGATGCTGCCAAATAGGATTACCGGTGTTTTGAGAGTTTTGGAACGGAGGATTGTTTACGGAAACATCAAATTTCATATTAGGAAAGGCAGTTTTAATTTCTTCTGAGGATTTTATGACGGTGAAGTTGTCGGGTTGCCAAAAAATCTTGGCACGTTGAAGATACATTTCATTTTTTTCACCGCCATACAAACGACCAATGATATTTTCTTTGCTATGACCGTATTTAATCAGGCGAGAAAAGATACTTTTTAGGAATGTTCCAGAACCCATTTGAAAGTCTACAAAAGTGGTGGTAGAACTTACAAACAGTTCTTCAGGCAACAAATCAATCAGATCAACAATCAATTGTTCAGGGTGAACATCAAGACGAATAGAAGTCATTTAGTAAGATTCCAAGATGAATTTTGTCGGTCATTCCAAACTTTCATGTGCGATTCGATTATCTGTTTGTCAATGAAACCCTCAGAGACAAAAGTATTCAAATCGTTTGCACCCACACCCAACTCAGAACAAAAATCAAGTTCAAGTTCCGAGTTACTCTTTAGAACAGAAATTGCATCGTCAAAAGAGTTTGTTAGTGTTGCCTCTGCAAGATAGTGCATCTTGCTTGAAATTTGGCGGAGTTTATCATTTAATTCTTGATGAAGATTTTTCTTCAGTTTTTCAATTTTAGCATGTTCTTTCGATCCTGTGTCAAGAAATGTTTTTCCTTTTTTAAGGTCATTAGCACACTCAAGTTTTTGACGGAGTTTTACATTAAGACCTGCAAGAATTTCAACCGTCTCACTCTCAGGATTCATGATATCGACAGTCAATATTCTTTCTTTATTGACTATCATGTAGTGAGAACTGGAACTGTTAAAGATCTCACGACAGTAATCATCAACGGTCAGTTGAACTCGATGTCCATTTTCATCCAAATCCAAGAAAGGAAAAGTTGGAACAACATGTTTCAGTGCAGATTCAAAATCACATTGATGCTTATTGGCATACTTTTTTGCAGTTTCGGCAACAATATCGAACAACCGTGTATCACGTTGACCATCAATACTCATTGTGACAACGTGCCCAACAGTTTTGTTGGCACCAATTGTTGAAACCCGACTGATTTTTTGAGTCAAAGGTCCAATTTCACCCCCATCATAGGCAATTAGTACCACATTGATTTCTGGAATTGAGAAACTTCGTTGGCACATAGCGGACGAAATGATCCATACTCCCCTTTTGCCCTCAATTTTAGTGGCACGATTAATCTCACCACGGACATATCTTTCAGATTCTCTGTTAGTAGTATAATCACCATTGACTACAATTACTTTATACTCGTCACCAAGACATACTCGTGCAATTTCAGCAAGTTTTTCCATCTCTTCTTTATTCATACTGACACACATCAAAACAGATTTGACGGTATCATTAATTTGATGCTCTAGTGCATATTTGTGTGTGTCATAAATTTTTGCCTTGATCAGTTCTGGGGTAATTTTTCCAACAAGTGAATTGAAGAGGGATTTCCAGGTAGATTTATTGAAATTTACATCCTTAGAAATCTTAATAAGAGAAGGGTATAAATCGGGATCAACTCCCAAATTCATCATTGCTTGCGCTTCTTTATAGAAGGAAAAACGATGAAAAATAATTTCAACGATTTTTTTCTCTCTTTCAATATCACGCTCGATGGCATGAAGGCGTTGTAAAACGTCGTTAAGAATCAGGTTCATAATTAGGAAGAAGCGGCACAGATCATATCAAAGTAAGAGTATGCAAGAAAAGCATCAGGAGGTTTTTTTCCTGCTGCCCTCTCACTGTTGGTTCCAGTAGTTAAAATGTGAACGTTGTCACCAATAAATTTGTTAAGAACTTCGGTGCTGTTATCAGTATGGGCACCGTAATCTGCTTCATCAGTCACAATAAATTTACTAGAGAAATTTTTGATGAGTGCTGAATTTTTATCTACATTTGAACTACCGCATAGAGAGGCAACAATTACGATTTTAGCATCAGTTTCTAGTGCATCTTCAAATTTTTCTCCAAAGTCTTTATCAGACAATTCAAGAAAAATCCAGTTCTCAAAGAGAGAATATCGGAAAAGTTCTTCCTTAAAACTATTGAAAGAACTCAAAAAATAGGAGGAAACTACCATGACTTTGTAGTCCAACAGACTGTGCAACACAAGGTAAAGCAAAGTTTTACCAAAACGTGCAGCAAGTTCTGCCATGATTCTAACTTTACCGCAGTAAATCTCCTTGATAATGGATTCTAAAATTTCAATTTGCCAGATTACAAGTTTAATGTCCCTACGAATGTTTTTTCCTTCAAGTTCTGCTCTCCAAAGTTCTGCTGGATTATTATTAGGAAAATATAGAAATTCGTTACCAGCAGAAGAATCTTTTAACCAAATTGCTTCTCCAGAGTCGTGCAATTTTTGCATGACTCGTTGGTCATACCTTTCGATTTTAGCAAATTCAGAAGGAATCCATGAAAAAATTACAAGCGGTTCACGATTATTGGTCAGATTTTTAAACCTTTTAGATACACATTCAGTCTGTCCGTTCTTGTAGATTCTTTTGGCGTAATCACTTTCATTTGTCCAAACATAGAATCCAACTTCACTAAACTTAAGGTCGTCCGCAACTTTTTGGTTGAGAGCATAAACTCCTTGACGAATTTTAACGAAGTCTACTTTAAGATCCTCCCAATCTAAATCAATAACTTCAGAATCCATAATCTTTGTTTTGTATGTACGTATTATAAAGGGTCCTCAGTGCCCTGAGAACCCCCTGTGTGCCACTTTGTAAACTGTCCTCAGTCGTCGTAGATTCTACACTCTAGTGCATCAGGATGGGTATCACAATACAGTTCAAGAGGTGTAGGATCGTGATCATCTTCTGGATGATGTTGCTTATATACTTGCAATGCTTCTAATTCTTCTGCAGTATGACGGCGTGTCTGCGGAGAAATAGTAGGATCATCAAGAAGTTGCTTATCCTTCTCAATGTGTTGGTCGATGTTGCCCATAGGACTTATAAGATGAGTTATAGTATTTATTTTAATAATTTGTTGGTTCTGTTTGTGAGGATACACAGTCACCTTTACCATAGAGTGACCTTACAAACAGTTCGGTGAATTTTTCCATTTTTTGAGGACAAACTTGGCTTGGATCGTAATTAATTGCTTCTCTTAAAGCATTCAGTTCGTTCCACTCTTCTTTAGTAAGATAGTCTGCGCTTGTTTTGGAAAGTGTCATTTCTGTTAATTAGAATGTTAGGATTCTAACACAAATCCTTTACTATTATGTAGAAACTTAAGAATCTCTTTTGTTTTCTGTAAACTTTTCTAAAGCATCCAAATCATCTTTGAATTCCTTTTCTTTCTTTTGATCGTGATAATAATCCCACAGAGCATTATGAACTTCCATAAGATGATCAACCCAAAACCCCGAAGGATAGATTCCTAAAGCATCTTGAAGACCTCTGTGAGAGGTTCCTTCACTTTCTGCTTTACACATAATATAGCAGATTGCCTGAACCATGTCAAGTTTATCTTCTTCGGAAAGCATAAAATACTTTCCTACTGCACGTTGTTTTTCCTCTTCATTTTTCTTCTGAAGTTCTTTGCAGGCATCAGAATCCCACCACCTTTGCAGTGCCTTACCAAGTTCATTAGGTTGCTTTTCGGTCATTCTTCCAAATCAGTAAAGAAACTACCCCACATTCCAGAGTCTCCAGGTTTACGGTTTTCCAGTTTGTCCAGTAGACTATCGGTACTAATTACACTATCAATTCGATGAATAATATCTGCAATTACAGAAATAACCACTGGTCTTTCTGTCCTTGAAGCAAAAGACAGCGCATTACGAAGATTACTCTCTGCTTCCTTTAAACTTTCTTCAACTTGCTTACCTAATGCCATTAATTCATCCTCTCATAATTTTCTTGTAGCACTTTAATGAGTCTAGCAGTATTTTCTTTGTTTAGCAAGACTTCACTAAATGCCCCATCATTAAATCTTGAACGTTTTCCTAGAATGTAATAGAAAGAATATTTTAGACGCTTCCAAAATCCAACGTTACTTAAATGAACTTGGACATAAAGGTATTCATATTCATCATAAAATCGAGAGATCACAAATTGATGACTTACATCTCCACAATCACATACAAATAATTCATGTTCCATTTTATTCTTTAATCCAAAATCCATCAGCAGTCATTGACCAACCATCATCAATCATTTCTTGATAGGTTTTAACTCTTGCAATCTCATTACCAATCTCTTTATAACTTTTAACTCTTGCAAGTTCATCACCTATCTTTTTTAAAGTATAAGTTCCATCTTTATTATCAACCCATTCAACTTGGTCACCTTCTGTTAGATTTGCTGCCTCTAACAGATCATCAGGAAAAGTAATAAAGTATTCTTGCTTACCAGTATCTCCATCTTCGATTTCTTCAACTGGAAGAATCCACTTTTTAACTTTATCTTGTTTTGAATTTGCAACAAGGTACTCCATATCACTGTGCCCCCAAGGACGCATCCCATCATCTTTTACTTCTTCTGGATAATAATGTTCTTCCCAGAAGTCATTCCAAGAATTCTTACATTCTTCTGATGGATCGTCTTTATCACAAGTCAGTGTTGTACCACTATATTCATCTTCATGTACCTTACAAACAGTTTCTTGCCAGGCATCATCAAACGCTTTGTCCTGAACTTCGATATAATGATCAAGCAAAGTAATTACACAATCAAGAAACTTATCGTTATTCTTATTGTGATGCTGAAGGAGTTTTTTAATTTCCATATAGTTGGTGATAGTTTCACTCAACTCATTCATAGAACTCCATACTTTCTCATAATTAAGAGTCATTTCGTTTAAGTTCCTCCTGAACTGCTTGCTGTACTATAATAGAGATTTCTTTGCTTGTCAACCCATTCAACCAAGACCAATTAGGATCTTCTTTATCCCAGTCCATTGTAAATGAACCATCAGGATTTTGGGTAATCTTAAGGGTATCAATCCCTTGGTTTGGGTTTGTTGCACTCATTGCAGTAATATGAATATCCGTGTTTAAATGATTTTACCACCTGATAGTGATTTAGGTCAAGAGGTTTTTCTTCACCACACTTAGAGCAAACTCTAATTTGGGACGTAATCTCCACCCCATTCTGCTTTCTCTTGTTTGCGAAGTGATTTAAGTTCTTTATAGAGTTCTTTGATTTGCTGATAAGCTTCTTCAGGAGAGATTTTGTCTGCAATCTCAAGTCCTGCAATGAGACCAACTTTATCACCAAAACGAGCGAGTGCTCTTTCAAATTCTGTGAGGGTTTCATACATTGTCAATGCATCCACATTTTTCAACAAGAATATCTATACGAGCATCAAGTGAGTTTTCAAGACGATAGAGTTCGTTCGTTGTTGAAACATTTTCTTGCTCTAATACATCAATTCTTTCTTCAAGTTTTTTGACAACTTCGGTAAGTTTATTACAAGTTTCCATAAGAGATTGGTGAGTATCATCTATCTGATATGGTTTTAAAAGATTATTAAAAATGTTAAATCTCATTTAATGACTCCAATTTCTCTCAAGTAAGCATTATATCTTAGAAAACTTGTAACTCTTACTGGTCTACCCAAACTCCAGCAACATTCCTGATATGAGAGAAACTCAAACCAAGGAGTTGTTGGGTCTAATGTAGGAAACTTAGAGTTTTCCATCTACAGTTCCTTGATGAACGTTCACTTCTTCAAATCCTTCTTGGAGACCTTTAAGGTAAAACCTTGTGGCATTAATACAAACTTGCTCAGTCGGGGAAGTAACTAAACACTTGCCATCTTTATCATAAGAATCCCAGGTTCCCCATTTTTTTTCTTCTACGTAGAAACAATCATCAATTAGTTTACGATCTTCCATAATCATCCTCAAGTCTTACAATGTCTTCTTCTTCACAGATTACTCCTTCCTGAACTTCAATAAATTTAATGCCACTTGATCCCCCGGTCATTCGGTGAATTTCATTTTTACGAATGTGAATGTAATCTCCTTTAACAAGATCTTTTTTATATGTCGAAGTAGTTACTGTTCCGTCACCTTCAACAACAACCCAAAACTCTTGACGATAGATGTGTCTTTGTAGAGAAAATTGTTGATTAGGATTTACATAAATGGTTTTTACTTTATAAAGAAGATCTGAACATTCTTCTAAAGTCTCATACCACCCCCAAGGTTTTTCAGTTCTTTTCATCCTTTTCTTCGTGAAGTTCTTTTAATTGCTGAAGAAGTTCAACGGTTTCTTCCCATTCCCAAATGGTACCATCTTTTTGAGTGTAAGTACGTGTAGTCATTGTTCGTTCTTGTAAATGATTGTGTAATCTTTTTTCTTAAACTTGTTGCGGGCAATGTACTTTTGAGCGTGATCTTCTGTTTGAAAATAGCAGGTCTTTGAATCCTTTAATTGTTTACCATCTTTATGTACGATTTTAATTGGAAATCCATCACCGTGAGGGAATTCTTCTTTTACTGGTTTAATCATAAAGTGTTTCAAGTACAGTTCTATTGTAGCAGAGTTTTAAGGAACAGTCAATCATACTTCTCCCTCCTTGCTTTAATATATGTAATTCATAAATTAATGAAATAATCGCATACTATATACTATTATCTATTTACGATTACCTTGATGGAAACCCAGTATTTTGATGGTGAGTATTTTTATAAATCATACAATATTATTTCAGAATCTGATCGATTAGATCTTATAGAAGAGTCGGAATTATATTTAAAAACACACCAAAAAATAGAAGAACTTCACCCGCCAGTGATGGCAGAAAATTTTTTAACAAATGAAATACTAAGTCATCGATGTTGGAAAAATTTACAAAAAGAAATTTCCACAAACATAATGAAATGCTCAAAATATTTTTTAAATGCAAATTTATGCTTACAATCTTGTTGGATTAATAAAACGGGTTATTATACCAAAGAAGACATAACAAATAACTTATATTTTGATGATAATCTTGAATCATATACCGATAATCACTATCACGCCCATCCTGAAGATCAAGTGATTATTTGTATTTTTTATCTACAAAATTTTGACAAAAAGCATGGAACTTTAGTAAAAACTAAAAATGGATCTTTAGTGATGGATGGAACAGAAAATTCATTAAGTATTTTTAATCCAAAATTATATCACTGTGCAGTAATACCAAGTCCAGAAGTATCCTTAAAATATCCTAGATATGTAATCGCAATGTCATTTACAAAAAATAATTTTGGTTCATAGGAGGAAGAAACTCATCTTTAATAGGTTTAATCGCAATTTAGTGAAGTGTTTCAAATTTTCCATTATTTTAGCAGGTATTTGAGATTGGTCAAGGTTTTAAATTTTATTTCCCCATATCCATTTGGTTTCTCCTGTAGGATTTGGGTATAATTCATAATATTCATCATCACCAAGTCTTCGGAACACATAATGAGTTCCATCCTCTCTTTCACAAATGTATTCACACTTATGAGGAGAATAAAGACGGGCTTGGATTATCCTATCACTTTTGTTCAGCATCGTATGTAATTACAATTTTCTTATGCCTAGTATGAAGTGTAGAGCACACCCAATATTCTAACTTACCATCAAGTTGTTTGGCAATCTCATTCAATTGTTCTTTTTGTTCTTCTGTCATTTCTTTTACAACGTGTTTCTAACATTATAACATAAAACATCTTACCTAATGATTTCATAAGAAAGCCATCCAGTACAGATATATTTTACTTCTGATTTCGGAGGTACTCCTTGATGCACATAAGTCCAAGTAGAAGGAAATATGAGCATCTTTCCCTCTTCTGGATTTATCCTCATTCCATTAGAAAATTCCGTATATCCATCATTTTTAACATCATTCAAGTACCAAGTATAATTAATCACCCGAAGGAATTTATTTTCAATCCATCCGTCATGATGCCACTTGTAATATTCACCCGGTTTTGTTCTTTGAATTTGATATCCAGAATCTTTAGTACTTTCTTCCATATCGGCACAGAAAAATGCATGTGGAAAGTAACTATTGTGTTGATTACAGTGCTCTATGTACTCCTTAAAATTTTCATTGAGAGATTTGAAAAACACATTATCCACATCTGCCCAATCATTATGATAGCTGATATTTAAATCAACTGATTTTTTATCGGGTGATGTTCGCCTGGAAAACCCAATTAATCCCTGATGTTTTCTTTCATCGTTTTCAAATCTATTAATTACATACCGACAAAAATCCGAAGACAATGTGTTATTTTTAGTCCAGATAAGTGGATCCGTATAAGTCATATTTCTCAATTCAACTGCAAATTAAATGAAAACGTTACCCTCATTCCGTTTTCTTCTGTGATTTTCCGAACCGAATGCACCAAATATGCCGGGAATAATATAATATCGCCATCACTCACTTTTAGAGAGATTTCATGAGTAAAAAACTTTTTTAATTTACTCTCTTTTGCTCCTATAAAATTAAAAGAATCTCCATATGAACTTGGAGTAAAAAAAGAAGTAGGAGTGGCATTTTTAGCATAGTATACTCCTGACCAATATACTTTTTCTAATCCTAATCCACTGTGAGGCAAATGATGATGTGATTCCTGCCCCTGATTTAAGTGATAAACATTATACCAAAAATTAGAAAAATTATATTTTGTTGGGAGATCAAGATTTTCAAACACATTATCAATACATTTTCTTATGTCAGATTTTAAAGAGTCTACGGTTTTAAGATCTATAAAATCATCGCTCTCAAGAATATTTGGAAAGGTCGTGTTTAATGGCAATTTCCAATGTCCAGGATATCTATCTTTCCTTCTAATGTCTTTGAATTTATATTTGTCGTGGTATTCGAATTTAATATTTAAAATAGGAGTTGAAAATACTTCGAAAATATTGCAATTATTCATTGGTCATTTTTTATCATTACAATATAAAAAGTATTTGTATTCGGCAAATCGATTGTAGTTCCAGCGTACCACATCACATCCTTTATACTTATCAACCACCACGAAGTTTGGTTGTGGTGCCGGAAATTTAGATTGTGATGCTGGTGATTTATCTTCTGTCGTAAATATATAAAATCCAGTAATAAACACCACACCAATCACAACACCGGACAACACAGCCCGGTAATAATCAATTCTGGACATCAAATATTACCTCCAAAAGAACGGTAGAGTGCATACCATATTGAACTCATTATACCAAGAAAAGACACAATTAGCAAGGGAATTAGAAGTATTATAGGATGAGTTATTACAAGATAATAAGCAAGTACAACAGAGGCAATTGTAAATGGAAGTGCAATTGTTGCTTTCATTGCCGGTTTCATTCTGTTACCTCAAAATCTTCAAGTTGATCAGAGGATACTTCGTGCTGACCATCAATTAGATACCAATGATGCCCGGCACGTTTTCCAAGATATTGAAGTTGGTCTTCGGCAAATACATTCTCTCTCATTGCTGCCTGAATCTTAAGATGAAGTAATTCTTCTTTAGATGGTACTTTCATAATCAATCATCCCAAGGTGCTGGCCTACTTAAAAGTTGTCTTAAAAATGGAGTCGGTGGTTCCGGATTTTCTATCCGATCCATTATAGCATCATAATCCTCTGCTGACAAGTAGATAGTATCAGGCATATCCTCAGGAGAACTTATACTCATTGCTGCTTCATCTACCCCTGGACTATGAATAAAAGCATCATACTCCATAGTCCACCAACCATAGTTCAATTCATACCAAAAGTCAGCAGATAGATGCCTATCATCAAGTCGCATATCATTGTGGCACATGAATCTATACCACCACCAGAATGGAGTATACTTAATCGGTTTAAATCCGATTATCCACTTGTTTATGAACGTCGGAAAGTTCATCAAATCATTTTTCTTTCACAACACAAGAGCCGCCAGAACAGTTCAAGTCACCAGAAGTTCCAGAGACAGTAAAAGTATGTTGCGGTGTCTTTTCTGTGGATACATTACCATAAATCAAACCACCAACACAGACACCAAGAAGTGTGAAAAAGATAAAATTGCAGATTTTCATTTGATTAACTCCATCTACCTAATCGTAGTTTGCGTTCTTTTGATATATATGGGTTATATGGATCATCATAAGGATAGATGTATTCGCACATCCATCCCCAACTGAGTGCCTCCCAGAAGTCATCAGGAAAGTGCTCAACGGTCTCATAACAATCTAGGATATACCTAATGTTGAAAAATCCCTCACGGAACCATTCCCATTTGGTCATTTGCCAGTATTCTTTCCAAGTCACGGTGTTTCATCGCTCCAATAGTATCTCAGTTTATCACCATCTGCAGAAATATTCAAGTGATAGATTTTACCATCCTTACCATAAACACCACACCAGAGGGTGCGTTCATTCATACTTTCAAGGTGAAACATTTGAACGTCTTCAAGGACAATCTCATCGGGATTTTCAGTAAATCTGCTCATTTTGTCTCTTAATATTCCGATATTATAGAATGTCCAAGTCCTTACCGTGCCGTTCCTGTGCCACTTTCATAACTGTCTGGTGCTTCTGGATACTCTTATTACCTTGTGCTTCAATTTGTTTTGCAAGGAGTTCCAAATCTTCCACATAAATCTTATCTTTCATACCATACTTACGGGCAAAGGCATAGAGTGCTGCACGAATAGTAATTGCCTGCATATGTTCCATAGATACAGGCATACCGTGTGGTAGAGAAGCACACTCATCGTTGTAGTATTCGTTATAGCGGTCGATTAGTTTCATTAGATGCCTTCCTCTCCAAGTGCTACTTTAAGTGCGGTTTGAATTACCAAATAAGAACTCATAAAATCATCCTCATCTTGTCCTCCAGCAGCAATCTCATCCAATTCATTCAGAGCATCCTGATACAACTCATTTGCTGCTTCTCTTTTTTCTGTTTCTTCGGGGTTCATAAGTTTTAATTACAATCCGTTAAATGTAGTATTATACCACCAAAAAATTAAAGTATATCTGTGTTTGTATTTAACTTCACGAACTCCATGATAAGTTGTTAACCCATTAAAAAATGTTAACATACCTGTTTCTGGATTAATAGTTAAATCTTCAGTAATAAATTCACCTCCCTCAAAATTATCATTCAAATATAAGAGAGAATTATAGTCACCACCACCTCTACCCAAATCTTTATGAATATGCAATTCTGAGGAGGAATTTACGGGCCACATCTGTATTTGTGCAGAAGAGCAATTAAGTTTACAATTACAAGTCTTCTCTAAGAAATTTTTAACTCTAGTGACTATATCATGGTCCGTAATATCCAAAACACGATCTTCAAAATCATATGAACCTGTGAATTTTGGTGCTTTATCTATCCATTCTTTACATTCACTTTCCTCTAAAAAGTTTTTAAAGATACTAACCTTACCAGAAGTTTTTTTTATGAGTTTCCTCAGTTTCTCTTTGCCGTATTCAGTCAGTTCGTGTTTTTGTTTGCGGAGTTCTTCTACTTCTTCTGGATTGAGTAGAAATCCATCAGGAATGTGCCCGTATTCTTCAGTCATCTTTGTATTGTTGTGCGTTAAGTGTTCTCCACATTACAATCTGCTCAAAACATTCTCCAAGAC